TCACCTTCAAATAAAGCAGATTCTGGCTTAGCTACATATTCTATATCTTTTAAATTAAACTTTTTACCAATTTCAGGATATGCTTTTTTCCAAGACGTATACTGTTTCTGTATATTAGCTAATTCCCCTGGTGATCTATCGAGTTCTTCTACTATTTCTTTATTTTTTAATAAATTTCTTTTTGCTTCACCAATAATTTGTAATAAATCTTTCCTACTGTCAACTCCTAATTGTAAAGCTTTACCAATAAACTTAGCTTCATCTTTGTTTAATTTGTTTCTTTTTATTAAATCAGGTAGTTTTAAATTTGGATCTTTTAAAGATTGTTCTATAGATTTTTTAATCTTTTCCGATGCTTGGAATTTATTTGCGCCAGCTTTTAGATCTGCTAATAGTTGTTTTTTAGGTATAGCGGATTTAATATCCATACCTTCTATCTTTTTTCTTACAACTGTATTAGCTATTTGATAACCCTCTAGCTTGGCAACTCCTTTAAGTAATTGACCAATATTTCTATCATACTTATTTAATTGACCAGCTTCTGTAATACCTAATTCTTTTTGTACTTTAGCTATAGTCTCATTAGATATTTTACCTTTAAACTCTGGTTTTAATTCCCATACACCAGTTTGACTAGTTAAACCTTTAGACCTTTTACCGGTTTTATTATAAAAAGTATTTAATACTCTATTATTCATACCAGTACCATAACCATAAACATCTCTAGACACATCTAACTTTTCTAAACCAATGTTAGTTTCCATATCACTAACGTTTGTTTCAGGTAGATTCTTTATAAATGTTTCTACTTTACTTTTATTAGAAAAAGCTTTTTGTATATTACCAGCTTCAGAAGGTTCTGGAATACCATCTTTAATTTTCTTAGCGTAAGTAAGATTTTTCTTTGAGTCCATTATTTTAGCTTCAGGAACATCAAACGCTATTGAAGCAGCTTTACCTCCATAAGTTTCTCCTACTCCTTTAAAACCACCAGTACGCATACTTACAGCGTCTGCCTCTGTAAAGTCTATAGCGTCTTCAATTTCTTTTGCTTTAGGTTTTACATTTGGAGCTTCTAATGGATTTATTGTTTTAGTATCTTTAGTAGTTTCAGATTTACTAGACTCCTTAGCTATCATAGCTTCCTCAGGATTAAGATCTTTTGATTCAGCATCAAAACCTCTTTCGCCTTCTTTGGTGGGTTGTTCTAATCTAACTTCAGGACCTTCAAATTGACCTTGCTTAGCTTTGTCTAAAGCTTGTTTAAATCGTTGAGTCAAACGTTGATTCATATATGCTCCAAATGGTATTCTTTTACCATCAACAACTGGCTTGTACTGACCTAAAGCTTCAACAAACTCAGCATTAAAAGCAGATTGAAATTCTTTTTCAGAAACTCTTTTAGAAGGTTCTAAAGCTTGTATTCTAGGATTATTAGCTGCTCTTCTAGCTCTAACCTCTATCATGGTATTATTAGCTTTAGTTAATTCATCTGTAATTTGTTTTTTAAACTTAGAATCTTTTATATCCCTAACTCTTACACCACCACTACCTTGATCAATAATTTTAGTTTCAATTTTTTTGTTTACTTCAGAAGCATCTTTACTACCTTTAGATATTATTTTTTCCGATGCTTGTAAACCCGTTGTTTCAGTTTCCACACCTAAAGCATCTGCTTCACGCTTTAAAAACTCATTAATATTCTTACTATTATACTTGCCACTCAAGACAAAGTCTACAAATTTAATAGGATCATTTAACGCGTCGTTGTACTCTTTTTCTGTAAGATCTTTAGTGCTTTGTTTTTCACTAGACTTTCTTTGTGCTTCAGATTTTAAGTTATTAAAAGCACCGTTTTCATTTAACTGTACAAACTCATTAAGAAATTCTTTAAGTTCTGATAGTGGCACTTCTTTACCTGATACAATTTGTTCTAACACAGCATCATTAAAACCAGGTCTTTTAGACATTTCAGCACTAACCATGCTAAGTATACCTTTCTCTTTTAAACCTCCTATAAAGTTATCTAAATACTCTCTAGCCTCTTGCTCTGCTTGTTTTCTTGCTCCTTCTATATCTCTAGTATCTTTAGCTATAACTCTTGCTCTAGCCTCTATAGCTTCATCACCTATTCTTCTTTCAAATGGATGATGCCATATTTCGTGCACAGCTGTTCCACCAACATTTTCTCTAGCTGTAGCTTCTGTATTTACTAAAGCTATTGATTTTCCATTAACAACACCTTGATAACCAAAACCAGTTGGACTAAAATTACCACCGTTCTCCTCCATGAACTTCTTCATTTCAGCGTCGTTCATTTCTTTTATATCAAAGCCAGCTTCTTTATATTCATTAATCTCTTTTAGTTCTTTGCTAGTTCTTTCTACTTTGCCTTTTTCAATTAAATCTTTTTTATTTTTTAAAACATCATTTAATTTAGAATCGATTTCATTTAATTGAGTTTCATAATCTGCTTTATCTAATCTATTAGCTTCATAATCTTTCTTTAATTTTTCTTTGGCACCTTCCAGTCTACTTTCAGCTATTGATTCATCTATATATTTTTGAAAGTTAGGGTTATTAAGATCACCTTGAAAACGTCTAGTAGCTATATCTCTCATAGAATAACTAAAGTCTACTACGTTCTGCGCTTGAGCTTTGTCAAGACCGTATAACTCTAACATTTTAAAACCAGACGTTCCATCACTAGTAAAAGACGCGCCTTCTATTACAGCTAAGTTTTTAGCATTAAAACCACCAATAGATATAGCATAAGCAGCTTGTTCCAGCTCCTTAAAGCTACCCATAATTTCAGGATTAGCTAGATCTTTAGCTAATATATCTAACGGTATTTTTAATTTCAACCTATTAGCATTAAACTCTAAGTTAGAAATTTCTTGTTTCTTTTGATTTTCAGTTTTATCACTTTCGTTTATTTCTTTTTTCTTAGCTTCTAAAGCTTCGTCTACCCTATTGCTAAAAGCTTCTTCTCCTTCTTTATATTCCTTATTACCGTCAGAAACAGTTTTCATTCCAAGAGATCTTCTTAGTTTATTCCATTGTGGATTATTACCTCTTAATAAATCAATCTCTGTTCTAAATCTTTCTATAGTTTGTTTACTATATCTATCTGGTCTAGATAATCCTAGAAATAATAAAGCTCCACCTAACTCCATTAAATGAGCAGGATCTGTTACATCATTTAAAGCTTGTGAAACAGTTTTATCTCCAGTTAATACAGCTCCCACATTATCAGCCGCACTAATAGTAAAAGCACCTGTTCCAGCTCCTACTACTTTACCACTAGCCGCTGTTGCGGTTCTACTTATAGACTTAACTGTTCTATCTACAACACTTCCAGTATACTTTAAAGCCCCACTTTTAGTCGATGCTGTAGTTGGTACTTGGTAAAAATATTCTAAAGCATTTCTTTGTGCGGCACTACCATTCTCGTATGTTTTTAATATAGCATTATTAAATTTGTTAGAAGCTTGAGCACCTTTTAATCTTATTGCACTAGCTGTTAAAGCAAATAGCTCTGGATTTTCTATACCAGGTCCAAAACCTAAACCTCTTTCCATCGCATTACTACCTTGTAGCCCAATATACTCTGTCATCACAGCGCTAGTATATGAAGCAACGCTTTTAGCAACTCCTTTTGACATACCAGATCTTAATAAACCTCTAAATGTGGCAGCTCTTAAAGCAGCAGGACCTAATCCCGCGCCACCAGTTGCTACAGTTGTTAAGTATATCTCAGCTCCCATACGAACTAAACCAGGTATTGATTTACCTGAACTCTTCCAAAGATCATGCTCTATAGTAGCTAAATTCCTTACGTCTGAATCTGTCTTTTTTATACCATAAACATCTTCTATTATATCAAAACCTAACTCACGTTGCTTATCCTCAGTTAAAGGAGCATTCATACCTATAGCTTCTGGTGTAGCTTCACCGATACCCTCTACAAATCTACCCACACCAGCTAAAAATCCATCACCTACAGTGCTTTCATAAGTTGTGGGATCTGCATTTAAACTTTGAGCTAATAGCAATGTTGATCTATAATCTAGTAACTCATTCCACCTGCTAGGTAAATTATCCTTAGCACTAGCATTACTTTCAAATAAAAAACTATCTTGGTCAGATTGAGGTAATGGAGTAAGAAGAGAAGGCATTTCGCCTGTTTCAACCCATTTGTTTATTTTTCTGAAGTCTTCAAAAGCACTACCCTCTGCTCCAACTAATTCTTGGCCTAAAGCACCAAATAATTGAAAGTAAGTACTCTCATTCATAGTCTCACTTAAACCTTTTCTTTTAAGATCTTTAGCAATGTTTAAAAGCTCTCTGTCAACATCAAGTAATTTTTCATCTAATTTATCAGGAGCTTCAAGAAGTAAATCCTTTAAATCGTTTTTCTTATTTTGATTTTTAAGATTAAGTGCATCTACTTGGTTTTGTCTATCTTTTCTAACAAACTTACCATCTTGTTTTAATAAATTAATCTCATCGTCATTTAAAAAGTCTTGAAGCTTTTCATTATATTGCTTGTATGCTAATGTTTTTTCTTCACCAGCTTCCATTTTGTCAATGGCCTGCTTTTCAGCAATTAAACTTTTTAACTCACCTTTGCTTTTATAAAAAGGTAATTCAGCTTCTAGTATTCTAGCGCCATCTTCTTTAGCTCTTTTAGTTCTATTGTCTTGAACTGTTAAAGCTATAGCATCCTCTTCCGCTTTTAACCTAGCTTCTTCCTTAGTAAGAGTGTTGCCTTCTTTGTTTAATATGTTTTTTTGTAACTTGTCTACTAACTCTTGATCTACACCTTTTTCTTTAACATCTTCAATTTCTTTTTCATTCTCTTCTCTCTCACTTTTTTCATTAATGTAATCATTGTAAGCAGTCATAACTTGCTTACCTTTATTGTTAGGACCCCACTCTTGAGAACCATCTAACCACTCTCTAATATTATTTCTTATCTCTTGGTTATCTTGAACAACTCCTCTAGCTGCAACAGATGATGGTCTAGTAAACGAAGGATCTCCAGCATTGAAATTCATGGAGCTAGCAGAACCACCACTAGACAAGTAATCTAAAAAACCTTGATTATTCTGCGCGTTAGCTCTAGCTGTAGCTACAACTTCTTTAGGCATACCCAACTTTTCTAAAGTTTGTATAGTCTTATTAAGCTCATCATTAGACATAGTTCCCTCAGCATCACCACTTATATTAGGATTAAAACCTTCGTTTATTAACGACTTTACTTCATTTTGATAATCAAAATTTTCTTTAGCTTTTTTGTTTTGCAAGTCTTGTTGCCAAGCAATGTTCATTTGACCAAACTCAGTATCTACAGCTATATCTATAGCTTCTTCCATAGAATTAACCTGAGGATTAGATCTCATTATTTCTGCTGCTTTTTTAGTTAAACCAGGTGTTACCTGCATTTCAACATCTTGACCTTTGTCGTTTTTAACCATATAGTCAGGTCCTAACGTTCTTACGTCATCAGAATTTTTATATTTACCTTCTTTATTAAATTTAGATTTATTAGCGAACTCTAAAAAATTTATATAATCAGCTCTACTTTGAGCTTCTCTACCTTCAACATCACTAGGTACACCAGAAGGAACATTACCGCTTGATCTTGAAGCATTATAATCTGTGTTCATTCTCCATCTAAATACCTCTCCATCTTCATTTGTTACATCTAGCTCATCATGTATATAACCACCTTTCATTGCAGGTGTATCAAAAGTTAAATGTGGATATTTAGCAGCTAATTTATCTTCTAAATCCTCTTCAGCACTATCAAAAAGACCTTCACCTTTAACGTTCCACTCTTCAAAAGATATATCATTGCTAATTGGTGGAGGAATACTATTTAACCAGTCATAATCATCTTCAGTTTCTTCTTCACCTATAACCTCTACGTTTTCGACAACATCATCGTCAAATAAACCTGCGTATAAATCTTCTTCTGGATCTTGCATATTGAATTTATTTATAATCTGAACTATTAAATTTACTATTACCACTAACAGAGGCTTGAACTTCCATAGCAAAAGCTGGATCTGATTCAACTGCTTTTATAAAAGCGTCAAAATCAGCTTTGTCTTCACCTTCTAATTGTTTATAATCTGTTCCCTTTGTAAAAGTAAATCCATTTTTAGTTTTACTAAAGTATCCTAAATCTCCCTTTTGAGATGTACCCATTACGCTTGCATCTACAACAAGTTTATTACCATCTGCTCTAACACCATCAACAGTTACAAGACCTTTCTTAGCTGTTATTTTTTTACCATCTTTTAGTATGTTGGCTTTATTAGCTCCAGTAGAGCCATCTAAAGAAAATCTATCAACTCTAGCTTGATCTTTTGAATTCATAGAACTTCTAAAAGTTACCTTAGTATTGTCTTTTTTAACATCAGTAGATGTTGGCGTGTTAGGTTGTAATGTTGTATTTTCAACAGCTGGACCTGAACCTCTCATAGCGCTAGCTGGTTTTGGGCCCATTGGCTCCCATTTTTCACCATTATATATTATTGATTTAGTTTTACCATTTGATTCAAACTCATAAACGTCACCTTTTTTTGGTGGTGATGCTTTATCTTTTGCATCTAATTCCTTTGCGAGTTCTTCTTTGGAAGTGCCTGTTAGTTTAGTTACTTTGCCACTTGTAGGTATATCACTACTGCTAGATTGATTTGTAGACTCATATCCTTTAGTTAATTCTTTAAGAATTTTTTTATCCTCTGGAGTCGCTGTTCCTTCTTCTACTTTCTTTTCTATTTTTAATATTGCATCTACTCTCTGGTTTTCTGTCATTTTACCTTTTGAGCTAGATCCGCCTTGGTTTTTTAACGCTGCTTTTGCTATTGACGCTCTTTGAGCAGTGGTATAGCTATCGTCAGTTAGCTTTCTAGATGTAACTATTTCGTCTGGTTTTATCAAACCATCTTGAGGGTCTAGATATTTAAAATAAGCTTCGACAGCTGCTTGCTGCTCTGCGCTACCTTGCCAAGTACCTGCTTGAGCTTGTGTAGCGTACATTTGATCTATATCAACATCATCTGCTGTTCCTGCTATTTTATCTTCACCTAACAAACCTAAACCGTTTAACGCGTCTATAGATCTTTGATCAGGATTTTCTCCAGTTGCTTGACTCATTAATCCTTTAAGAACAACAGGGTAACTTCTACGCATTTCATTACTGTCTGACATTATTTTATCTAGCTTACCACCTTCAACAAAAGACCTTAAGTGATCATTAGCTACTTTATAGTTCTTGCTTTTTTGTTGATTATATCTATCAGATTGATCATCTATGGTTTGAACCATTGACTTATAATCTGCTTTTTCAGATAATCCAGCTTGCCATTCTTGTCTTAATTTTGCAGGATCTCCATAAGTTTGAACGGCCATGCTACCATCTAAAGCTCCTTTAACTAAACTGCTTCCACTGATTATTTTTTGATTACCATCCGCATCTAAAACAGGTTTGTTTTCTTCATCAAATAGTAAATATTCAACATCTCCTGTTTTAAAATTGTATTGCTTTTTTACATTTTTACCATATTGAAGTAAGTTTGCTAAACTGTTATTATTAGCAGCATCAATAGCTCCTGGGTTAACACCATCTATTTTTGCACCAGCTTCCCAATCTTCAATTAAAGCGTCATAAGATCCTCTCTGTTCCGCTAATTGCCTTGGTACTTCTCTTATTCTTCTAAGCTCAGCTTGACAATCAGGAGTGTCACAATTCATAAGATCCCAATATTTATTATGCATGTTATGTAGGAAAGCTTTTGTGTCTGCTGCATACCCTCCTTCAGGCCTATATTGTTCTATATTTTGATACCAAACTTGATCACCTAAATCTCTTTTTTGCTTTTGTTGTTCAAGTATGCGCATGTTTTCCTTAATGTTCTGCTGCTGTGTAGCATTAATAGCATCAAACTCAGAACGCATATTTTTTCTAAAGTTTGATATTTCTTTATTAATAACATCGCCGCTTCTATTAAGAATTATTTTTGGATCAGTATACCCCATATCTTATGTTTTATTTATTACGAGTTAATTGGACCAGTTGTTTGAACAGCATCAGTCCCAGTTGTATTATTCGCCGCAGCTGCAGCATCTAATTGACTAGCCATGTTGTTAGTGTTAATACCACCAGCAACCATTCCTATACCATCTGTAACGCTACCCGCTATATTTCCATAAGCAGCCCATTTCTGTGCTTCCGCATTATACATTTGAGCTTCAGCTTTATCCATAAGATTAGCTGTTCTATTAAGCTTATCCATTTCTCTAAACTCTTGGTTCTGCCATTTAAACCTTTCTCCCTCAGCTTTTTGTTGGTTAATTACTTGTTGTGAATTAGCAATATTAACCGCGTTAGAAAGTTCTTGTTTTTGTATATCAGCAGATATGCCTTGTTTAGATTTTAAAGCCATTTGAGCTAAAGCAGTAGCTCCAGCAGAACCACTTCCAGTTGCCATTAAAGTGTCTAAAGTATTAGCTAAAGCTTGATCAGCTTCTTCAGCTTGAAATCTAGCAGCTTGAGTAGCAACACCTATTTTTTCAGCTTCATTAGTTAAACCAGCCATAGGATTTATAACATCTTGTCTTGATGCTTCTAAATCTTTTAGTATAGCTTCTTGTTTATTTTTTTCTGCTTCAAACTTCCTTTGATCTTTATTTGCTTTCACTGCCGATGCTACACCCATGCCTACACTTATTCCAGTAGATACTATAGCTGCTGTTACTAGTCCCATAATTATTTATTTAAAATTTTCGTTAATTCGTACGATGGCTTTTTATCTACGTGCCACTTTAATTTTTTATGTGTTGCTATTAGTTTTTTATGTTTACACACACTAAACATATATTTATAACCTAATTCTTTAACTATGTTTTCTGCGCCTGTTATAAGTAATTCTATTAACACTTGTCTATCTGATTCTCTATATTCAGGATCAGAAATTATCCATTCTAATAAACATACTTTAGCGTTGGTTAAATATATAAAACCTATAGCCACTGGTGTGTTATTAGATTGTACAACCACACCTGTTTCAGGTAAAAAATCGTCAGCTGGTGCAACCCAATCAGGCCATTTTTCCCACCACTTTTTAGCTATTTGTAAATCTTTTTTATTTAATTTTCTTATATTTAATTTCATTTAATTTTATTGTGATGATACAACCCACTTGGATCCCACGCAGTATAATTCTTTCATGCCTCCAACATCTGTAGTATCATCTGTTGTTAATCTTACTGTAGAATAATATCCTTTTATACCACTCATTGCTTGTCCAAATACAATTTCACCTTCCATAGGTGGTGAAGTGTTAATTAAGTTTGCAACATATTTATTTTCTTTTAAGAAAAACCCTGCGTAGTTTTTATACCCAGTTACAGGATCTGTAAACTCGCCATCAGATAAACTTAAAACAGGATTCGTTAAATCTTGTGAAGGATACCAAGCGCCAGAAAAAACATCATAAAGCTTTTCAGTAAAATCTGAAACAAAATGCGAGACTTCCCAGCCATTACTACCTTCATAACTAACTGTTTGAAAGTTTTTTACAATTGATGGTTTAGGGTTAAATATAAACTCTATAGAAGAAGAATATCTACGATCGTAAAACTTACCATAATTGTTAGGTTGTGTGTCGCTGTAGTGTTTATATATGTTGTAATTATCAATACTGTAAAAATTGTTTTTCAAACTACCAATTAAAGTTGGATTATAACTGTAAAAACTCACCCAACCATTTATAGATTCGTCAAAGTTAACCGTTTTATAAGTTATAGTATCTACTCCATTGTTTTTTCTAAAAGGAATTGTTCCACAAGCGTTATAGGTAGTCTCTTGCTGTATAGAAACCACATAGTTTTTATTGTAATTATCAAACCCACCAATAATCTTATCACTTTTATAGGTGGTAAATCCAATGATGCTAGGCCACGCAGTTTCTCCGTATGTTGCAGGATTCCAACTAGAAGAAACCGTTACCTCACATCTACCATAATCACCACTAGATTGATCATAAGAATAATCTACTACAAACGTGTTATCTAAAGTGTTACCTCCAACATTTAATAAAGATCCAATCTCTATATTATCACAATCACAGCTTTCTGTAGAATTTACAGAAAAAGTAATTATTTTACTAGCAGTACTAGTTGTTAATGGTTCTAAAATAAAATTTAAAGTACTACGTACTTTGTAGTCTTTAGTTATATTTAATTCATCTCTAAAGTAATCTGTCATTCCATAGTTTGATATCTCTGTCAAACCGTCGTTAGATAATCTAAGTATGCAATTTCTATATTTATCTGAAAAATATTGTCTAAAACCATATTGAGCCCAAGACTCAGGGTTTTTACTAATACCATATTCACCTTTGTAAGGTACTATTTGACCTATTACAAGTTTAGCAGAAGTTACAGGAGTACCAACACCTTCCGCTGAGTATATAGCGTCTTTGTCAATTAAAGCTTTACTAACTTTATTTTCTTGAAAAACTGTAAGATTAGTATCATAAGCATACAACTTTTGAATACTACCATTTTCTGGATCTAATGATTTAGTAATAGGTTCTGCAGTAGAAAAAACATTCGTGTTGTTTACACCTGTCCTGGAATTAAAAATACCTGAATATATTAAAGCGTTAAAACGATGTAATTGTTTATTGCTTTCTTCCACAGCATAAGCTTTAACACCAAAATCAACCGTAGTATTATTATAACCACCTCTTATTCTAGCTTCTTCAACAAACCATTGTCTTTTTTCACCCATTTCTGCACTACTATTGTGGTTTATTAAAGCACCACCCCAGGGAAATTCTGGATAAGATATTGTTATACTAGTATCATTAGGCAGAGGACTACTTATTTCGCTTCCCCAAGGTAAACCAGGCCAAGTTGGTAATATATAGTTTAACGTATCTGCCACGTTAGCGCTATTACCACCCTTAACATTTGTTGTCACAGTAGAGTTGTCATCTTCTATATTATCTGTAAAGTCTTCGCCTACAACTTTTTTAAGCCAAAACGAGTTAAAATATTTAACGGGAATTTGATAAGCCATATCTATATTATCACTTGATTTTTTTTATATTACCTTAAAGGTGAGTTAGTTCTACTTGCCCAAAACGGAAGTTGAACAGGAACATCAAACTCAACATAAAGTCCACTACCATTTACGTCAGTTGCTCTCAACGTTACTACGTATCTACCACCTGGCATTCCATTACCTGTCATAACGGATGTTAAACTATTTGACAAAGATTCTGGGTTCCAAGATTGAGAAGGAAGACTTGGGTTTCCAGCATAAACAACCGCTCTTGAAGGATTGTCCTGATTAGGATCTCCAAAGTATGTTTGTTCTGCAAAAAATCTTATATTACTATTTGGATTACCTATTTTATTAGACAATCCTCCTAAATGAAATAAATAACCTTTATCTGTTTCATGAGCTGTAGTAACACTGTTATTTAAAATCCATTGACCAACCTGCCTAATATTATCCGCGTCTCTACCACCACAAACGCCTGTTCCTCTACCTCTAGGATACACGTAACTTTGTGAAATACCACAAAATGCAAACCAACTTCCATATTGTCTTTGCCACTGATAAAAAGTGTTACTACCGTGTTGGAGCTTCATAAAGTCAGGTGCTAAAGAATAATCAGGAACTCCATCGTCTACTTTTTCTGAATATTCTGAAAACTCACTTTCTGTATCTATTAAATGTTGAATATCTGGCCAATAATGTCTACCATTATTCTGTGCTTGACCAACATACGCTTCACCAAAATCGGCGCTTAGTTGATCACTTCCTTGAGAACCTGGTCTAGTACCACTTTCGTGATCCCAGTATATAGGACCTGATGGCATTTTCTTTAATATATAATCTCTATTTCTAGGATCAGTGTTGCCATCTAACCAGTCTTTAGGGTATAAGCCAAATATAACTTCGCCAGCTGGTTGCATATCAAAAGACTTTGCGTCCGCACCTCTAGTTGCACTTGCAGCAGCTCTTTGCCCAGGCATCAACTGGGATTGAACGGTTTTAGTATCTGAAGAGTTTGTTATTGACCAGCAAATATCAATAGCATCTTGATAAACAATAAGTACGGCTGGAGCTAAAGCAACTCCAAAAACTACAGCTAAACCACCTGCAGCAGCAAGATTAAATAGCGTATTTGATCCATATTTTTTAGGATAACTACTACAAACAGAAAACGTTTCACCATGTGGTACCATCATACTTACTTGATACATTCTTGGTATACTCCACTCCATTTCAATACCAGTTCCAGGTCCATAAGGTGGGGTTTGATCTGGTTGTACACTACCCCAAGTACCATTAGCTGCTGAAAATTCTCCATTCCAAGTTAAAGTTTCTCCATTATACAAAACAGTATCAGTAAATGCTGTTTCTGTTGGAAACACAACATTACTAGTACCTCCATAATTACCATAAGGACCTGATGATATTGACCAAGTTATTTGTTCTCCCCAACCAGGCATTATCCCATTTGAGTCTCCTTGGTTTTGAACACATGGAATATACACTGGTTTTTTTCCTTTTTTACCACTTGTATTTCCAGGATATGGATATCTATCTGAATAACCTTGTCTATCCGATCTTAAAGCATATATTTTCTGAGATCTTCGCGCTGAATTATAGCGATATAACTCTCTTAATATAGGTGCAAATTGAACTGTTCCTTTTTTTTCACTAACACTATTAGTACTAGTAGTATTTAAAGATCCTTTATAATCGTTAGTTCCTCTAGCAAAATCATTATACTGACCACTAACTACTCCATTACCAGGAGTTTTACTAACACCTGGCCCGGTTGGACCACCAAACCAGCCATAATCTAACTGACCACTGTACAAGCCAGGGTTTTGTAAGTTAGAAGCAAACGTGCTCCAAAAAAGATAAGAGTTTGTTCCTTTGCAAGGACGACCTCTTTCTCTATCAGATCTTTCAAAATTAGCAAAGAAAGCATCCATAGTTTGCACTTGAGCATAAGCCCAAGATGAACTTGTGTCTGTGTCTTGACTCATATACCATGGGTTTGCATTTATATAACTTTGAGTTGTAGGTCTTATTTGTCCAAAATTTATTTCTTCATTTGGAAAAGCAGCTTCAGGAGCTATGTACTGATAAAATCCTCTTTCATTGGGGAAAACTGATCCAGAAAAACCGTCATAAGATGTTAATCCATATTTTTGATAACCTTGCTCAGCTTTTAAAGACATTGTTTGTAAGCTTTCAGCGGTACTCCATGCAGTAACAGGTTGTGAAGCAACACCTAAAGCTGATTTTATAGCCGTCCAAGGTGGATTAGTTCTATCATTAGGTTTTGTATTGCTAATTTCACCATCTTTAACAACAGTTCTTCTTGACTGCGTGGCTAAATTTATAATATCAAAAGTAAAATTAAAATGATTTTCTCCATTATTAACACTATATATAAAGTTATTATTATTAGTAGAATTATATGGTGCTATATAAACTTGATATTCACCATTACCTAAATTAACTAATTCAAATTGAGATGTACATACAGTGTTTCCAGCTTTAACTACTTTAACAAGCTCTATAGCAGCAGCTGGACCTACAGGAAGACCATTAGCACTTACCGCTTGAAAAACTGAAGATATAGCAGTGTTATAATCTTGACCTTCTTCCCATGAAATACCTGGATCACTCATACCAGCTGGGGCTGTGTTATCTTGAAATCTTATACTGTTATTAAGCTCTGATATTAAGCCGCTAGTACTTGTTTCGTAAAAAATATCTATAGTGGATTCTACAGGTTTTGTTTCTGCTACACATAATGTTGGTCCATAACCATACTTACTATTCCAAACTGTAACATTTGGCTCTATATAACAGTCATCTCCAGGCACACAAGGAACAGCTGGTTCTACTGCGGTGTTAGTAGCTTGCTGAAACTCTGGTTGACCAGTGTTTAAACAAATATTTGTAACACCGTCGTTTTCACCTATAGAAATACCAAATTTTTCATCTGTATTTACTCTACCTATTAAAGGATCTGTATCTCCTTTATAAAACATGTTAGGTATTATAGGAACAGATGGACTTAATATTAACTCTCCTAAGTCAAGTTTAGACATGTTAGCTATTGAAATAACTTTATTACCTGTTTGATTAGGTTGATACTGTCTACTTGAAAATTCATCAGTATTAGCATCAAGTAAAAAACTTTCAACTCTAAAAAACAAGTCAGCATTACTTCTATAAAGCTCTTGAGTAGGACCAACTTCTTGAAGATCTCTAGGTACTTTATTTATATTATCACTAAATAAAACTATGTGAGAAGTTGAATTTTCTTGATTTACAGGGTAAACAAATTGTTTTACATTACCATCTTGTTCATTAAGCTTACCATCCACGTTTTGATTACAAGGATATCCAGCTAAAGATGTTGGCATGTAAACATTATAATAGTCTTGCTCTGTTTGTTTAACAACTATTTTATAACTATAATAACCTAAAGGATTAGCTTTTGAAGTTACTACATTTCCACCATAATTATTACCAAATAACTGAGCTGAACAATCCTCAGGTCCAGGTTCTAGACCTTGCCAATCAACATAAAAAGGTTGACCATCTTCCCACCCATTGCTGGACTCGACAACTACAACTGTTTCAACCACGCCACCAATACCTATAACAACATTTATAACAGCATTTTCGTGACCAGTGGTAGATTTAATTCTAAGTTGGGTTTCACAAGGTGGATTAAAAGACGGTAACTGAGTAGTGTCTCTAGATTCTGTATTAAATATTACAGAGCTAATAGATCCGTCCGCCTCTGAATAAATCCCTGGATAACCTATTTCTGGATTTTTATCTTCATCTATAATGTTTTTAAATATTATAGAAATTTGATCACCAGGCCAGGTGTCTGCTAAACCAAAGCCATCAGGATTTTTTATAATTCTATCTTGAGTGCTTCTATAGTCATGGAATATAGTTGAATTTTTTGCGGTACCTTGATTTTCGTTTCCAGGTAAAAAATCTGATAATATAACGTTTGAGTTTCTACCATATCTATCTGTTAAAATTAAGCCTACTTGGTAAGTTCTATTTTGTTTTAACGTGTGATTTTGATATTCTTTTCTCACGTAAAAATTATGGTTTTTCCACTCAGGATCAGTGTCACTGTCTGGTATTGGAGGTTTGTCACCAATTGTTAAAACATAATCCATTCTAGCTGGAGAACCATGTTTATCTACAAAATTACCATATATAACTCTATTACCTGACACTTCTTGAGCTTGTGCTTTTATAGGAACAACATCAGTGACACGAGTTATTTGATTAGTGGGTAAAACTTTCCAAGGCTTTTTGCTTTGGTAATTATAATATATATATTCTGAGTTTAAGTTAGCAAATTCAGATAGTTCTAAAGTATCAACAATAAAAACATTATTAGTATCAGACATTTTAAATAATATGTCTATTTCAGAAACTTTTAACTCTGTTGCTACTTTATCCCAAGTTAGTCTTTTACCAATAGAACCAGAAGGAGGCGCTAATAATCCAATATTAATATCACAAACTTTATTTTCCATAAAGCTAACTATAGTTGTATCAAAAGCTTCGCTTTCTTGACCAACTAAAGTTTGATTAGCATCTTTCGTATCATCCGCGGGATCAGTGCTAAATGTAACATCAGTAGCTTTATTACCTATGAAATAACCGTCTTGTTTAGGAACAAAAGCTATTTGAGTAAAAGGAGCGCTTAATGAATATTCTCTGTCTTCAAATCTAAATCTATAGCTAAATCTACCAAACTTGTCTTTTAAATAATCGGGATCACCAGCCCAACCTTGAATAAAATCTGGGTTTAAATATTGAAAATATAATATATCTCCTTGATCAACATCAAGTTCACCACCTGAAGTTGTTATACGTGTCTCTGATGCACTACAATTTAAGGTAAATGAATCTAGTAATAAGCCATTTATGCTTATATTACCTCCAGTTACTAAATTTCCATCAAAACTAGTTGGAGAAGTATTTGCTTTTATGTTTCTATAACAACCATAAAGAGTCACTTCCCCTGTAGCTTCATCTATTGACTTTACTTTAGCAGCTGCATGTATAGGCAAATACTTAGAAGTTGTGTCCTTCATAGAGGAAGAAAACATTACTGACGAAGTGTCATCATCTAAATTATTGTTTAATAATATAGGAGCTTCAAAAGGATAATACTTTGCTACAGATATTTGATCTTCGTTGGTGTAATATCCAGGATCTTGATTAACATTTATTTTTCTAGGTTGATTTCTATTATCAGTCCAAAAAAGCAAATCTTCTAAAAGATTAATACCTGTTATTAAATGTGTTTTTGAGAAATTTAAAAAAGAACCTTCTACTAATATTTTATATTGACCACTTGTTATGTTGTATTTTACAATGTAACATTTAGCACTAGATATGCTAGAACAATTATTATTTAATTGGTTATTAGAAGAATCACTATAATTTGTTAAAAATAAATATATACAGTTAGTGGTAGTATCAAAATGAACCCCAATAGAGGTTAGGGTTTTATCGTTAAAACCTAAGTCAGTTAACAAAGAATTACCTAATACATTTTCCAACGCACCAACGTCATCTCCCTCTGATCTACTTATTTGTACGTTCTCTCCGTCTCTGTACTGACCATTAGGTATTATTCTGCCGTCTAAGTCTTTATTCATCTTAGACTGTATAAAAGTATTTTTAGCCTCTGCCATAATTTAATATTTAATCCACTTAGATTTTCCTCTCATTACTTGAACAAATTCTTGGGGCTTTATATTTGATAATCTTATTTTAGCGTTTCTTAATTGAGCTCTTCTATCTTTTTTATATCTTTGTATAATATGCTCAGGCATATTCCTTCTAGTAGCTAATATACTATAAGCTATGTGCATGTATAATGCTTCTTCAGCTAGTTTAGGAACTTTTGTTTCTTCATCGTAAGCTAAACCATCGGAAATATACTCTAACATTATTAACCTACCTACTAAATTATTACTAAACGAAAGCTTGCCTTCACGCTTATTTATTGTGAAATACCCATTAGAGTTTGCTAACTCTGGATTTATACCGTATCTTTGACCCAACAAGCCTATTTCTCTTCTAGCATATATACTATCTCCTAAACCTTCTCTAAAAAGAGCATCAACAAGCGCTCCGTCTTCTTTACCTGGTTGCTTGCCCCATCTTTCTTCAGTAATAGATGTACCTTCTAAGTTTTCTCCAAAATTATCTTGTGTTGGGATACCGTAACCTGAACTAGGGAAATTAAAACCAAAAGGATTATTGGTTATATTTGTGTCCTGAATAGGAGTTTCTGTAGGATTTGTAGTTAAATTAGTGGGATATATAGGATGTTTAAAACCTTGATTATCTATCCAAGATATACCTACATAGTTTATATAATCTTGTGGTATTATGACCGAAAGACTAGGTGGAATAGTAAGTTCTTGTGCTTTTACAGATCTTAAAGTGTCGTAAGAAAATTCTTGTAAACCTCTTTTAGCATAAAATAAAACATCACTTCTTTTTACTTTTGAAATGATTTTGTCGCTACCTACATAACCTATCATAAAGTTGTTTACTATATCAAATATAGATATATATTGGTAATCTCCATAATTAGGAGCACCATCTACCATATTAGATTTTAAACTAACTCTAACATAATAACCATCTTCTATCGCATCAGGATTATTAAATGTTAAAGTACTATAAGAGTGTATATTTGAAAATTTTGTTATTTTAAAACCACCACCAGATCCATTTGGTCCAGCAGGAGAGTTAGGACCGCTAGTTCCGTCCCAGAGTTTATAAGGATGTAGCCCATCTGGACTAACTTCTAATATAAAATTGTTTAAGTGAAAATCAACACTGTTAGGATCCCAGTTAACAACTTCCAATACTTCATCAAAAGTATAAACCATAGAATCTAAAGTCGTTATTGAATTTCCGTTTACGTCTGTTGTGGTTGTATAGTTAGCTATGTTGTTTTGAGAACCTACGTAATACTGTTCGTTTGTTTCATTTATAGCTCCTCCATTAGGTGACTGTGCCATGTTTTATGTTTTTTGGTTTTGTTCATTTTTAGCTGCTTCAGCAGATGCAGCTTGAACGATTTGAGGATCACGTATAACAACACCAGCGTACATTAAAACTCTAAGTACGGCTTCAACTTGATCTTGCTCGCTTATCTCGAAATTAACAGAACCAGTAGAAGGTATTGTTGGACCACTACCAGTTGGTGCTCCATCCCAAATATATTGACCTTGTGGTCCCTCTCTATAAGCCCAAACAATTGGTTTAGGTTTTCTTATATAAGAGAAGCTTATATCTGTTTTAATTTTTTCCGGAAAAACGTAAATTTTATCACCTTCTTGTATATATAAAGGATATTTTAAAGATGGCTTGGTTAGATTAGACATGTTTAACCTTAAGTACTCTGATCGATCAGTCATTTGAACTTCTTGTTCATTTTTATATATAATACCACCTAACCTATGAAGATCTTCAGGAATTAAAAAGTAATCAGTAGTATATATACCTGGATTAATAGTCTTAAAAATTGATATTTTTTCCTCTATATTATCCACCCTATCCGCATATTCGTCTTGAAAGCCAGGACCTCTTAACTGTTGGTTTAAGTCTTCAAAGTACTTTTCAAATATTTCTAATTGTACCTGACTGGCTATTTTATTAAATTCAGCAGGTGTTAGATAACCCCTTTGTTCTTTGTTTAAAATCAACAAGACAGTTTGATATACTGTGTTTACGTTTATAGCCATTATAATTTTTTTATAAAAAGAAAGGCGGCGTTATGCCGCCTAACTACTATTATTACATGTTAAATCTTAGTTTAACTTTTTCTGTATAGAATTAAAAACTTCTATACCTTCGTCGGTTTTTAAGAAAGCTGCAAAAGCAGAATATGGGTTTTCTTCAAATGGAACTTGCATTAGTTTTTTACCATTGCTAGCCCAAGCGAAAGTCCTCTGATCTTGAGATAATTTAATTATCTTTTGTTCAGTTGCTTTTATAGCCACATTTCTTAATTCTACGTTTTCATCCGTAGCTAAATCTAAGAACAAGTAAGGATTTCTTTTTGCAAATATAAGTAAATCTCTTTTAAGCTCTTTAGAACTCATGTTAGACACACTAGAACCAACCTCAACTCTTAATACAGCTTCAGCTTGATCTAATGGCATTTCCCTAGCATAAGAAATAGCCTTAAATTCACTTTCCAACACTTGTAACTCATCAGTAGCTTCTTTAACCTCATCTAACTCTGTATAAACTTTATTTCTTTTTGGATGATATAGTGATAACAACTTTTGCAATGCTTGTTTTTCTTTTGGAACGTTTAATACTCCATCTCTAAAAACAATATGCTCCAAAGTAGCCATTCCTTTTTGTTCATCTACAAAAGGACTACTCTGGTTAGTTGCGTACCTAAGCTCACGTTGAGCTTTTATATCTTCATCAAAATACAATAAAGGATACCTAGCTGTATGTTTTGAAGATAACGTGTAAGTTACTGGAGACTGATTATTTTTTAAATAATAATTTCTATCTTTTATCTCCCATTGTTTTTCATTTTCCATAATATAATATAATATAATTTTTGTTTTTAATTATTAAGATTCTGAGGGTGGTTCTTCTGACTCACAAAATGCCTCAACCATATCGGCACACTTTTCCTGTGAATTTGTTTGATCCTCCACATTTTGAAGAGCTCCTTGAGCAACAGCGAGTTGATTTTCTAAAGAAGCAATTTCAGCATCGAGTGAAGATATTTGCTCGTTTGTGTCTGTTAATTCTTTTTGAAGTTCTGTACGTTCACCTTCTTTCTCTTTTAACTCTTCTTCCTTCTCATTTTTAGCTTGGTTGTAGGCCTCAGTACATGCTGCTATAGCAGATGGATCTGATCCTGCCGCATCAAGACATTCAGCATATTCACTTTCAATATCCTCTAAATCCTGTTTTAAAGTAAGAATATCCTCATTAATTTTTGCTAATTGTTCCTCTAATTGCTCTTGTGTTTCTTTTGCGTCTGCTCTTTCGCTCTCCTTGTTCTTTTGTTCTTCTTCAATGTTTTTCACTTGGTCTTCCAGGTTTTCCTTTTCTTGCTCAAGTTCCTCCTGACATTTACCTGTAATTTCACTAAAACCTTCCGGCTTCATTTTATTGACAAACCTAGAACAAGATTCATCTATAGCTTCAGCTATTCCGGCTGTAAGTTGATTATCCACATCTTGCATAGATACACCATCATAAAAAGCGTAACTTTCAAAAACCCTTACATTAGCACCTGGATAAGATGATCCTACAATGTTATAAGGATTGTTTAAGCCTCCGTTTTCTAAATTTTCGCAAGTAGCACATGAAATAAGCATTGAAAGTATAGCTGGTTTGTTAACAAACATTGGAAGCTTTCCTTGTCTGTAAGTTTGCGTATTATCATTGTTAGAGGCAATTGTGTTTTCCCAATCTTTTGCTAACATTTCTAGTAGCTTAGTATCTTGTAATGATTGTGTTACCTTAACTTCAAGTACAGTATTATCTGTTTTTAAAAAATCTAAGAAAGATCTTTTAAAATTAGCTCTATATCCACCATAAACAGAGGGAGGTTCTTTTGCATCATATTGAGTAATAGCGTCTAAGTATTCTTTATTAAAAGTTCTATAACCGCCAATATTATTGTCACTTACGTACTTTATAAATTCCTTAAACGATTCACTTAAAGTAACTACGTCAGATTGTTGAAAAAGAAAATAACCACCCCAGTAACTACCATCAGTTTTTACCCCTTTTATAGTAAAATATTCTTCTGTACCGTCAACGTAAAGTATGTCTTTTTCAAGATCTGGTAAAGCAACCGTCTCTTTTTGAACACCAATAACAGCTGGCCCATTAGTAGAATATTTAACTTTTTTAATTTCTAAGTTTTTCATTTTTATAGGTTTAAAAACACCTCCCTAAATTATAGAGAGGTGTATTTATTATTTTATGTATTAAGTATTACATCTTTGAAATCACTAATAGTATTATAACCAATAGCTTCTAAAGTAAGAGATCCACTATTACCACAAACTTTTGCAGCATAAGCTTCTGCATCCGCCGCGGTAAAAGTAGCAACTTCAACCAATGGCCCATTTTTTGGTAATCTAAAAGTTGGGTATCCTTCATTTTCAGCTGCAACTTTCATTTTTTCAATAATAGCTTGCAACTCATTTCTACAACTAGAAGCCTCATCTCGACGCTGGTCAAGATCATTTTTTTGAGCTTCTGTCATTATCGGTAGAACAACTGAAAAATCAACCACTGCACCTTCACCTTGAGCTGCTAGGTTAAAGATTTTATCAACTTGAGGTTTTATAAATGCTGCTTTAATATCATCAGCATTACCTCCGCTATTTGCTATAGCTTGGTAAGGAGATATTTGCCCCAAAGCCTCAAATCCATTACCAACTGCGTTAGGCCAATATTCTTCATTTTCCAATGAAAAATTTGGAAACTTTATTTCTAAAGTCTCAGCACCACCGACACTAGGTTGTATATTTAGGGTTAATTCATCACCTGAAATAGCACCATAAGCGTATGTACTAGTTGGATCTAAAACTAGTTCATAAACATCAACATCTGGTTCAGCACAAGGCTCATCAAACTCATCTCCGTTCGCATCTACCCATTTACCACAAGGTGATGGAGACTGTGGATTGTCTTTTATTAAGTTAAATCTTATTGTTCCCATAATTTATTTTTTAAAAGGTTAATAAATTAGTCTACGAACAATACAAAATTATTAGCTGCTTGAACACATAGACATCTTTCAGATAGGTAATGAACCTCCATAGCATCTAGAGACGATGTATAAGCACCACCTACAGATCCAGTAATCCAAGATTTCATTCTTCTATCATCAGTTTCGGAAGCTCTATATCTTACATGTAAGAAAGGTCTTCTGATATTTGATCCTAACATTTGATCGTACACTGTAGATGTTCCAGCAGGAATCATTACACCTTTAATATCGTTAACTAAACCTCTAGTAGAAGCATCGTTTAAATATTTCCAGTCAGTTTTGTAGAAGTCATAAGAACCTCTTCTGAAACCAGAAAAACCAAAGTTAAGTGCCATTTCAGCTTCATTGTCAAAAAGACCGTAAGAAGCAGCGCTTGTAGCGTTATATCCACCACCAGCTTGAGCAGCAATCATGTCATCAAAGTCAAGAGCAGTAGCTCTGTCTAAAAATAACATGTTTTCTTCAATAGCTCCTTGTAAATCAAGTTCTTGTAATATAGCATCAAAATCACCTAACGCACCAGCTCCAGGAGCAGCAGCACCAGAAAATTGAGAGTATACATTACCTCTTTCTCTAATAGCATCAAACATACCTTGTGTACCTGCACCAGCTCCGCCAGCGAATCCACTACCAGCTAAACCGCCGTTTGGATCAGCTTTAACACTTTCAACCATAGCCATTTCAAGATAATCTTCATATCTTAATCTAGTTTCTGATTCAGCCTTCATATACCATAAGAATCCAGATGTTCCGTCTTCTGTAGCAACTTCAACCCAACCAATTTGAGCAGTGTCAGATCCATTAACTAAATATTTGTCTTTAATGATTATCGGTCTATTACTAAACTGAGTGAAAGTAGGAGTTACAGATCCTTCCATTCCTTCAGTTCCTTTAGCAAAATCAGAACCATAAACGAAAAGTTTTAAACCATTTTCACTTAAAGATCCCCAGTTAGCAACCGTGTATGGTAAAGCTTCAAAAGAAATTCCTCCAGTGTTTCCAGGATTTGGAGCAGCTGTAACTAAACCTCTTAACGTTAAGTTATTAGTTTCATCATAAACTACAAAAGTTTGATTTTTTCTAATAACAACTTCATTTGGTGGAGTTGCAGAATTAACTGTAAATGTAGTTCCATTAACTGATACATCAGTATAGCCAATGTGTAATCTATTTTGTTCAGACCAAATAACTTGATCAGATGTCATTGGCATTTCAGCGCCAACCATTCTTAAAAAACCTGATAACGTTCTATTACCAAATCTTTCAACTTCTTGTTCATAAAGTTCAGGTAGATATTGTTGTGCAAAATCTGCAAAGTTTTCTCCATTCTTGTCATTCCACTGTAAGTAGTTTGTTGATAAAACTGATTGATCTTGTGTAGGCAATAATCCAGGCCCAAACGATTCAAATTGTCCCATTTTTTATTTTTTTATCTTTTAATTTTTAATTTAGAACTACTAACACCACTAACCGCTTTTACTTTAAGACCTTTTAAATATACGTTTTCAGAACTAGTTTGTCTAGCATCCTTACTTATATTTTTAGACTTAGCAACTACATCTTTAACAGCATCAGCTTTGCCTTGCTCATAAAAATGTTGCGCAATAGTATCTGCGTTTCTAGCAGCATAAATAGCTTTATGATAACCTTTATAATCTACAACTTCTCCGTTTTCGTTTAAGAACTTCTTAAGCACATTAGAAATATCAGATTGGGCTTCAGCAACGTCACTAGGGTTATTAACAGAATATCTAAACTTCTTTTCTCCTAAAGCGAAATCAAAACCTTTGAATTCTTCAGAAAAAAGTTTATTAGTATCTTGTTTAAACGTTTCATGACGCTTCTTAGCTATCTCTTGTTCTTTGTTATATCGGTTGAAAAACTCACTTGCTTTAGACATTTCATTGTTTACGGTAGGCCTCGACTTGATTTCTTCGTAATACTTTGTTTTTAAATCTTCAAGAAAGTTTTTTGCTTTTGCAACCTCTTCTTTTTTTGCGAGTTTTTTTCGACGTTGATCTCGCTCTTCGTCGTAATCTTCATCCACTTTAAATTGCTCTTCCATAATAAAATCTATTTCATCGCTTTCTAAATGTGGTTTAGTATTTTTATAGTATTCTTTTAGCAACACATCATCACTCACGTTAGAGTAATCAGCATTTAATCTGACATAATCATTTATGTTACCACCTGTTTCTTCCATAAACGAAACAAGCTTTTCAATATTTTCTGGTAAAGCTTTGCCAAGAACTTTCTCATCTCTTACAGCTTCCTCTAAATCTTTTTTAGTTTCTTTAACTTCTTCTTTAATTTCTTGTTCAGTTATTTCTACTATAGTGTTTTTTGTATTTTCTACAGTTTCTTTGGAAGTTTCTTCTTTGTGTGTTGATCCCACTTCTTGCAATCCCAACTCTTGTTTTTCTTCCTTCTTTTCAGACTGTAACACAGTTTCCTCTGCTTTTGGCTCTTGAACGGCATCGTCTTTTGTTTTTATTTCTATTTTAGGTGTTTCAGAATTATTGTTAGATAGTTTTTTAGGTCTACCTCTTTTTTTCTTCATTTTAAATTCACCTTCTTGTTTTACTTCTTCTTTTTTTTCCATGATATGATATTATATAATTATATAGCCATTCCTGGCATTGTGTTTTCTGGTTGTGGTATTTGATTTATTGTTTGCTCTGCTAGTGGCTCACCGTTAGGTTGTGTACTAAAGTCAGTTGGTAATAAACCATCTTGTCTTTGTTGTATCATAGCACTTTGCTGAGTCGCTTGTAATTTAGTTCTTTGATCTTTTCTATCTTCAATCATTTGCTCTTTAGCTTCGTCTCTTCTAACATCCATTTGCTTTAACTGCATATCAAACCCAAACTGCTGTTCAGCTAATCTCATTTTATTTTCAAAATCCCTTTGCATTTGTTGAAGTTCTAAGTCTGATTTACCTTTTTCTAATTGAAGCTCTGTTTGTGCTAAAGCTTCTTTTTTCTGAACTTCGTACATAGCAGCTTTCTCTGCAGATTCAGCATTAGCTTTTGCTTGTGCTTGAATCATTTGTTGTTGTGCTTTTTGGTCAGCAGCAGCTTTTTGTTTACGTTTTAATTTTAATAATTGATTTGCTAATCTTAAGTTATTAACATTACGTATATCTATAGCATCTTCCAGGTTTATTTGATTTTGTTTTAAAGCTATTTCTATATTTTGCTCTAGTATTTGTTTATCTTCTTCATCTGGTTCTAGTTCTAAGAATATACCAAAATCATACAAATGTAAATCTTTCATTTCTTCTAATGTAGCAACATTGTATAAGCTAACGCTATTTACTAACGCTTCGTTTGTTAACTCAAACTCTAAAGAATCAGCAACTCTAAGAGCGATATTTTCACAAGCTCTAAGAGTAAGATAAAGTCCACCATCTAGTATATGTCTTGTAGCAACATTTGATTGCGCTACAGCAAGCTTCTGTAAACCTAATAACGCGTCCTTATCTGGATTACTTCCATCTCTAGCCTCATTTAATCCAGTTACATCTCTTATCATTTGTAAGTAGTATTGATAAGTTTGTATTAAGCTTTGTATTTTAGCTTGAGAAGCACTAGTTTGTAATTCTTGTATCGGAACTTTACCAGGGTTCATGTCACCATCTTGTGTCATTGATCTACCAACAATGCTACCCGTTTGAAAGTACATATTCAACGCTTCACGTGGGTTATAACTAGTTCCATTACCAAGATCAACCTCTGATAAACCATCTACATCTAAGTATACACCGTCTGGAACCATTCTTGATAAAACCTGTTGAAGCTTTAAAGAAGTCAATTGAATCATATCAGCAAACGTAATCATTCTTTCAACAAGAGAGGTAATTCTACCCTTGTAAAGATCAGGAGCACATATAGCATAATTCATGTTAACTTTACATAAATTAGACTTTGGTCTAGTCATGTTTTCTGCTACTTGCCAATTTAACATTATTGGATGACCTAGTATTTTAGCACCTTGATATAAAACCTCTATTGATCTACTTACTCTTTCAAAGCCGTCATTAGGTGGAGGCATAAATGTATCAGGTTTTTCTAAAGCTTTTTCTAAACCAGTTGGTGTTTTCTTTATTTTAAATACTTGATCTGCATAAGTTTTGTATTCAAAATATAAAACTTGAATAGTATCATTGTCTCTATTACCTCTGTAATTTCTTCTATAATTTGTGTTACCTGGAAACTTTTGAATATTTTTTAATTCTTCTTCACTAATATTTGGAAATTCTTTTTTAAGTTCAGGTAATGATATATTTTTAACTTCACCAACATAATATATATCTTCAAAATTAGGATCATCTGTGTATGAATACACTATATTAGCAGGATCTACATAATCAACAACAACCCCTTCTGACTTATTCCAGTTGGTTTTAACACAACCAATACCTAGTTCAACTAAATCTTTATATACTCTTCTCTTAGTTAATTCGTATTTGTTTCTGTCTAATACATTATTTATAACTTCTTCTTCAGCTATTTCAACTGACTGCTTGTAATCTAATTGTAAGTGTATTTCTAACTCCTCTTCATTTTGAGGTACATTTTCTTGATTCGCAACCTCACTCAAATCAATCCCCATTTGAGCTTTAACTTCATTCATAAAGTCTCTAGTCTGAATATTTTTATACAATTTATTAGCGTACTTAGTTCTTTGTTCTTGAGAAGCTGGATCCTGAGCAAAAGCTTTTATGTCATAAATTTTTTCAGACATTCCATTTACGACGATATCTACAAATTTGGGTATTATAGCAACAGGTGTCCAATCTAAGTTTAAATATGATAAATCACCATTTACAGAAAGTTCATCTTTATATTTCTGTATAGATTGTTCTGCTCTACCATAAAGTCTTCTTCTGTGAAATATGTTGTAGTTGTTAGTGTATCTAGCTCCACCAACTCCAGATGCCCACCACTCTCCTTCTATAGCTCTTGCAACTTGCAAACCATAGTCTAGAGTCATTTTTTCCTCTTGAGGTACTACCTGGTCAGGAAATGAACTTTGTGTATTAGTGTAAATCATTTATTATATTATTTTCGATGTAATACCGTTGTTGTCATATTTTTTAAAACCTAAATCTACAGATTTTAATTTTCTTTCTTCATTGGGTTTATATCTATTTCTATTACAAGCCATAATAGCTAAACCAGAGCTAATAGAAGCATCATGTTTCGTTCTATCATTTATGTTAAAATTTGCCCAATCTTCTAAGGTTGATTGATGATACATATCTCCATAGCCATCACCCATTTTACCTACGTAATCTTCTATATAAGCTTCAATTGCAGCAGCGTGTGATTGTTTTATATCTTCACTTGAATTAGGTATACCACCTATTTCTTTTTCAGCTGTTGACAATTTGTTCCAAACTTTATCAGGTCTGTTCATACTAAAACCTCTATAACCTCTACGCTTTAAATAGTATAACAATCTCGGCTTGTTATTTTCAGCAAGTATTGGCATACCATAAAAAACTAAAGCCATTAAAACGTCTTCAAAAAATGTTTCCGCTGTTTGAGGTCTTGCTATATATTCTAAAAAAAAGTGATTAGGAGGAGCGTCCTCCATTGAAAATTTAGTTAATCCGTGAAGTGATCCATTAGAGCCGCGACCATCAACAGTACCACTAATATCGTAAGAATCACAACCAAATGCTCCAATGTGGTCGTTACCAGGTTTTTTAATTCCATTTTTTTCAATCACATTATTTTGTATAGAGAAAGGTGGTACCCAAGAAATTTTAAATCTACCATTGTTGTTTGGTTTGAAAATAACTTTAGAATCTTTAACGCCATTCATCCAGCTAAAAGATCCTTGTGTGATAGTTGCTGAATTATTAATTTCTTCGTTAAAGTCTATTTGCTCATATATTTTAGTAAGATTAAATAAACTAGACTTTGTTTCATCTCTAAAAGCATGTTTCTCTGTTCTTGGAAATTGTCTATAGTATTCATTTAAACTATCTTGATCACTTTTTAATCCATCAACTTCATTCTCCCAATGCTCTATAACTCCGATTGTAATTGGGATATTGTCAATTCCGATTGTTTTATTTTTTGGCGTAGTAAATACAGGTGATCCAAAAGTATCCATGAATCCTTCGTAGTTCCATTCCATAGGGATGAAAAGAGAATACAATCCGCTACTTGTTTGTCCGTTTCTATTTCTTTTTGTAACGTCTGAATTGTAGTATAATTTTTTGAAGTTATTTCCACCTTTATCTAACGCGTTTGAAGTTGAGCCCATCATACACTTGCCTACTATTCTTCGGCCTAGTCTTAGTGTAGTTTTTGTAACTCTCCAGTTGTTTAATATATTGTCTGGTCGTTCCCATTTTCCTGATTCGTCGTGTGCTAATATTTTTAATTTCTCACCATCGTAAGAGTTGTCCCCCGTATTTTTCCAGTCTATTGTTGTATCAAGACCTTGTAATTCTTTTAATTTTATATTGTCATCTAATTTACGCCTAGTAAGCTTTGAAGCTGGGACTCTATACGCCAACTCGGTTTTAGGACGATCCATACCATCTTGGATGGGTTTAAAGAAAAACGGATAGTTAACGGATATTGGTACAACTTTGTCGGTAAACATTTTCTTAGCGTCTGCTCCAGTCTTAGATAAGATACCGAATCTAGCGTCAGACGATATTGTTGCCTGGTTGACCAGTTCAGCTGACGACATAAAGCTAAATCCACTCCGTCTGTTTTTAAGATAGCACATTCCATAGCACCTGTTGTCCGCTTTACAAGCTTCCCAGAAGATAAAGAAGAGTCTATTTGCCTCTCTGTAATCGGCTGCACCAACGTCAATCTTTGACCATTGCAAGTACATGTAGTGAGTACCAGTGATATAAGTAGGCACACCGTTATTATAAAACCAATAACCTTCGTCTCTTTTTTTAAATTCATTATCTATATAATCGTACCATTGTTCTTTAAAATCTGTAGGATGTTCTTCCCAATCAAATCTTGTTTTTATTCTAGCTAACGCTTTTGGATATTCTTGTTTTTCCCAATGCTGTTCCTCTTGCTTTTCGCTTCGTTTAAAGCATTCATGCTCCGTTGGTAATGCAATGCGGAGGTTTTGTATTTCAATGATCTGTCCAATTTGTCCAGTTTTACTAATAACTACAAAGTCATAATCTGCATTATAACCATACTCCCACTTTTTTAATCTATTTTGTTTAGATAATATTTTAGGATTTACAACATCTTTTATTTCTTTCCAAAGCGTTTGATTGTAGCTCACTTACTCCTCCCCTCAGCAAAACCTTTAAAAGTTTTTTCTTCTTTTACTTTTTTAGGCTTGTCACTTAATAAATTTTCTTCTTCTTCTATTCTACTAAGTATTTCAAAAGCATCAAATATTGCTAACTTTTTAGTTGCAGCGGCATTCTTCAAACGATCCGCAGTTACATCTTCCCCTGTGTCCACTATCGGCTCTTTCGCAACTTTGATTAGTTCCGCAACCGCAAGTTGACCCGCTTGGATTATTTTCTGTTTCGTTTCTTTCGTCTTCATACTTAATTAAAATGTCTTTTGATTTCATACAATATAATAATTCACTATCTATTTCAAACTCCCACTCTCTAGCACTTCTAAAGCTTACAACATCATCTTTAAATATACCTAAATTGTTTAATATAGCATTATCATATTTTAAAATACCTTTATTAGGTATGAATTTTTTACCTAATTTTTTAGATTTAATAGGTTTAACAAAACATCTATCTAAAAAAGATTTATTATTATTATTTCTACTATATAAGTATATTTGATCAGGGGAACAGAAGTATAGATTGTCTTTAAAGTAAGATCTACTATTTTTTTGTCTACCTTTCATATCATAAAACCTTCTAAATATATTATGATGAACGTGGATTAAATCACCCACTTGGATAGGTAGATTGTAAGCTTTTGGGATACTTACTACTTTTGCTAATTTGTTTATAGCTTTCCAATTTTCAATCTTAGTGTTTAATATTAATTCTTTATTACCGATCTTTTTTTTATTATTGTATCTTTCTCCTATAGGTTCGATAATATAATCATATAAACTATTCACTATAACTTAAATTGTATTCCACTGAGATAGCCATGTTTTTGTTAAACTTTTTCCATGGTAAGATTTCATTTTCCTTCTTTATGTATATTAAATATTCTCCATCATTATCACTATTTAATATATCACAAATTTGATGACCTCCGTAAACCTCTTGGCCTACGGAGTAATGCATTGCATCGTTTTTATAGTCAGATCCTATACTAATTTTTCTTATTTTATTAGACATTAGCAGGTTCCTCCTCTTTAACAACTTTAAGGTCTGGAGCTTTTTCTTCTTCTTTTATCTCAGTATAAGTTCCATCTTCAACATTGATATTGATTTGACCATATTGTTCTTCTAATTCTTTCTTATATTCTTCCACTTTCATATTTACATCTGCAAACTCATGTAAGTATGCGTGTTTTTGAGCTTCTACATAACCTATTTGATTTAATAAGTTATTTAATCTTGATTGTTGGTCTTGAATTGTTTGTAATTGTTCTGGTGTTATTTTTGTTTTATTCATTTTATTTTATTTTATTTTATTTTTAATTGTTACCGGTTTATTTGTTGATAGTATACTATAAGTTCATAAGAACCTGGTAATGGATCTGGATCAATAAATAGAGGTGGATTACTACCTTGGTACACAGCTGTGGCTGTCACTGCGTCAACAAATGTATTACCTACTTTTTTCTTTATTACTGTCATGTTTTCACCTGCTATAGGATTAAACTTAGTAGGATCATCACTATCCGCACGAAAATTTAAAAGTCCATAAGAATATAGACTTCCTGGAACTTGACCTGGCATTGTAAGAAGTTGATTCATATTTGATGTAGAATTTACTATACCAATTGTATTACCACTACCATCACCTATAAAATTAACAAGTGGAAGTTGATTTGGTTGAGTAGGGAAATTATTTGACTCTAAAGTTATTGGTGTATTTACATCTATACTATCATTATAAAGTTTAACATCTGCAACTTCTATTTGGTTAGATGTGTTATTGAAAATTATAATTTGCCAATTTGGTAATTCTGGCTCTGGACCTGGGCCTGGGCCTGGACCTGGTGCAGGTGCAGGAGCGTCTGGTCTTCTATTAGTTAATTCTAATACACTACTAGATAAAATGCTATTACTAATACGTATAAGTGGCATTACGTTAAGCTAAGTACGTTTTCGTAAATATACTGAGCTTCAGTAAGGCCGTCAGGAATAACAACATCATTAGCGGCTCTAGCTTCAACAACTGTTAGCGCTAATATAGGTAAAAAGCTTCCAGCAGAAACATTAGAAAACAAAGCTAGCTTTCCACTTTCCATTACAACTCTTATTGACTTAAGGTCTATACCTACATATAAACTAGAACCTTCAGGCATGGACCTAAATACACAATCTTTATAAGTGTATTTAACTATTTGTTTTTTTCTAAAATAATCTTGCATCCTATGCAATGGTAAATCAATTGAAATGTCTGATTCTAGATCTTCTATAGCTGGATTTATAGGTGCACCAAATTCCCAAGGTTCAGAAGCTTTTAATATCACAGCACCCATGTTAACAGCACTTTCGCCGTCGTCTACTCCCTGGTCAGCTCTAGGACTCCACATTACATTAAATAATTCTCCATTATTTAAGTTGGTGCTTTGTTCACTTTTACATTCAGGAGTTACATACTCCGCCATGCGTATAGCTCCTTCGCTATTGACACTTATAACCCTTACATCGAAAACTGTTCCTTCAGCACCGGTTGTTATAGCTCTATAAATTTCATCTTTTACAAATCCTTTACCTCCGTACACTTCGCGGAAATCTATCTCTGTTCCTCCAGTTCCAGGTATAGTATATAAAGGATTTATACCTTTGCCTTTACCTTTAATAAAAGCCAATGCTAATTTTTCACGTGCTTTACCCCATATTTCCCATGGCACTATTTCAAGTCTATCTATTGGTCTATATATAGAGCTTGGTAAATCTTTTAACGCTACAGCGTCGTGAGCTAAAACTCTAGGCTGTTTGTAAGTTGTTCCTATTACACTCATTTTATTTATTTTCTTATTTTGTTGATTTTTTCCGCGCCTCTACTACCAAAGTACGCTACATAAACTGTTATTAATAAAGCTTCTAATAAAGAAACCCAACCATTGTTTATCTCTAAAAGCAGTGTTGAATCCAAAACTACAAATAGAGTCATTGTTAACGTAAGATAAATTAAAGTCAAGGGACGAGTGTTTTTACTTAACCAGGAGTCTGAAGTCATATCACTTTGCCAACGGCTAGATATATTATTCATCTCTGCTATATCCTGCTCTAATAGTTTCAAAGCCATTTCTTTATCTTCTGGCTTTATATTAGTATCACTTGTTATTATATTTTTTACAATACCTAAACCTCCTGACTCAGGTAAAAATTCTCCTACTGTTTCTAATATTTTAGGAGCTTTGTTTTTTAAAAATATACCTACTTTAGTTTCCTTAAACTTTTTCTTGGTTTTCTTTTTTTCCATACGGAAACATTTGATTCAATTTTTCTTTTCTAGCTTTACATCCACACCCACCTGGTATTTTATCTGCTAAAGCTTTTATACCTGTAGCTGTTGTAAACTTTTCTATAGTGTCTCCTAGACCTTTTGATTTATTTGATTCCATTTAATTTTATTTTTTTAATCAGCTTTAAAAGCTAATAATAATTCTCTAAGTCCCATACCTAATGCTACTCCAGCATATAATGGGTGTTTTTCCATTAATAATAATGCACCAACAATACCTAAAGCAACTGATTTAGATAATGGGTGATTGATAATTTCTTTTAACTTATCCATTACTTTTTCTTTTTCTTAGTTTTTGGTTTTGAAGATTTTTTAGTTGTAGTTTTCTTCTTAGTCATTTTTTTACCGTATGCCATTATTTCTTAGATTTTTTATTTCTTTTGCAAAATGCTCTAGCAGATTCCTTGCTTCTAAAGCCCCACTTTTTAAGTGCCATTGCTAAGTTGCTAGGTTCGCCATTTTTCTTTTTCATACCTCCAGCCATACCGCCAAATCTACAAGCAAAGGAAACTCTACGACTATTAGTACCAGATGTTTGTCTAGAACCTAAAGTCTTACCTGTTTCTTTTTTGTAATCTGAGCGCATTTTTCTATTACGCTTTTCATATTTCGCGTCAACACTTTTAGCCATTACTTTTTCTTTTTACAAGCTTTATCTTGCTTGTGTGTATAACCTTTTTCTTTAAGCTTATTATGGTCTTCCATAGTAAAAGCCATTTTAGTCTTACAATCCTTATACATAGGATGTGGTTTAAATTTCTTTGCCATTATTTTTTCTTTTTCTTTTTGCCTTTTACAGGAACACAGTTAGGCACAGTTCTACCACCTTTTTTTTTCATACCTATCGCTTCGTAACCTTTCCAGCATGGATTTTTTTTACGTTTAGTTTTTGCTTTAGCCATTATCTTTTCTTTTTATAAAGTTCTTCATCTATTTCTCTACACCAATCCCTAAGCTCTTTAACTTCACTTTCTAATTTGTTTATGTGTTGCGTGTGCCAATCTTGTTTTAGATCGTATTCTATTCTATCTATTACAGCTTTAGGCATTTTTTTAGCATCAGATATATCATCTTGCAGAGTATAGTACATACCTACAAACATCGACGTCACAACTATTATACTTATAATAGTTTTAATGTCTATTTTAAATTCTGTTCCTTCAGAGATTTTCATATTCTTTAGTAGCATCAAATGATGGGCATGCTTTATTAGCAAAATCCCTATGTGAGTGTATTGTAGCTTCTGGATACATAGCTTTAAGTGTTCTTAGTACCGCTAGTAAACTATCTTTTTGACAGTCGTATCTAGTATCTTTCGGGGTCTTACCATCAGCTTCAACGCCACCACAATAGCATATACCAATTGAGTTTCTATTCTGACCCTTCGTGTGAGCCCCGATTTTAGCTATATCCCTACCTTTGTGTATTTCACCATATAAGTCAATATAGAAATGATAGCCTATGTCGCTCCAACCTCTACCGTCAATGTGCCAACTACGTATTGTATCTACAGTGTAGTTTTCACCTTCCCTGGTAGCAGAGCAATGTACAATAATTTTATTTATCTGTCTCATCTTTAGATTTTTTCATCATCCACCATTTATGAGCAGTATAACCTATAGTTACAATAAGTAACATTATTTTTAAAACGGGTTCAAGCCAATCCATCATAGTTACACCAAAAGAAAGTGCGTTTAGGACATACAGCTTTATATCTTCCATTTTAACCTCTGTTAGCTCTAAGTACAGCGTTTCCTTTGTACTCAATGTTTTCTACCTTAAGATCTGTCTTAACATTAGTAAGCCTTGACTCCATTGATCTAGTTCCCATAGGTTTGTAATAATTCATATTACAATTTTTCTTTTTACCCGCAGGTATTTGATTATATCCTTCGCTTGGCATAATTATTATTTGTTAAGTTATTATTGTCTGTCCATCAGCAGGGTTCTTTTCGACCACTGGAATTGCTCCAGCTGCTTGAACTGGTCCAGTATATCCTGACAAACCAGCTGTTGCTGTTAAATTAGTGGCTGAAGCCGGAAGTCCAACTTGACTACCTCCTGTGTTGTAAGGCATTAAAGCTTTATTATTTACTGTTACCATCTTTCTTTATCATTATTTACGTTAATAATTGAAGCAGCAAGAACCTTACTGGTGTAATTACTGCGGTTAAATATTTTGTTACTTCTAGTAACAGGGATATCTTCTTCCCCTAACATGATACGGTACATACGACTTGTAAGTTGTTTGCACTTTGTAGAAACTTTATATATATTGTATTTCTGTGTTGTTCTATTTCGTTCTCTCCAAACTACTATCCAACCACTCTTTAACAACCTGTTCCAGCGCCTATTGTCCCAACTATATGAGTACGTACCGGTTTTAAAATCTTGCTTTGTAAATCTATCTATACTTTCTAAGTATATCAACAACTCTAAATCTGCATCATTTAAGTTGTTATTTTTACAAGCCCATTTTCTTATTATTCTATAATGTTTAAGTAAATTTAATTCTTTTATATTTGATGAGTCTATTCTCATTACATACCAAAAGTTTTAGAACCAGGTCCTTCTAATTCAGCTAATAAATCTTTTTCCATATCTAATGAGGTTTTAGCTTCTTTTTTAACTGGAGATTTAGATGAGTTTTCAACCTTAGTTGTCATAGCACCAATGTTACTTTGACTAGAAGCTGATGCTGGCCCAAATTTATTAGCTAGACTTGCCATTTCATTTTTCATTGCGCTAACTTGCCCCATTCCAGAACCTCCACCCGTAGGCATTGTAGTTCTAGATGATATAGAATTCATATCACCAGTAGTCGGAGTTCCAGAACCTTTAGCAGTAGATGCAGTTATTTTATTTACATTAGTATTGTTTGTAACTTGAGTTTTATCTGCTGCTGCTG